AAACCCCCCACAGTTGGTAGAACACCGATCCGCATACAGAGTGTAGTTATCTCTACCCAATCAAGTGCATCTTCAACTATACTCTGTGAAACAACGCGTGGAGGAACTGGATTACCGCTTAAATCTCTTTCAACGTTACCTTCTGCGTCTCGCTCGTATCGCTCCCATTCTCCGACGATTGATTCTCCTCTTCCGGAGACAATGAGTTCAACTGCGGCGGAAAATCATCTAACATCACTTCATCCTCATCCTCGTTCAGATCATTGATTAGTTTTTCAATCTCTGATCCAACCTTAGGATTTAAGAGTTTGATTGACATTGGACGGCCGAAGTCGATCTTTCGCTTGTTCTGATCTGTAAGGTTATGATCCAAGATACAGTTAGCGAAGTCAAAGGCCACAGCCCACTCGTTATAAGATTCAAGCTCGATTTCACTAATAGCGTCACCGGGCTGTTTACCCTTCCGAGCAGGCTGTGACCTCATCATCATCCTTGTTGCCTTATCCCGTCGGGTAAGTTTCATACCGTAAGGCAACGGACGCAGGATGATGAACCCATCTTCGTCGTTAGGATCATTAGGATCGGCAGGAGCAGTTTTAAGCTCGTACCGCTCACTGGCATTAGGATCAATTGTAACTATCGGCATTTTCTCTCCTTAGTTGCCTTACTAAGTTATATTGACAGGCGACTTGCACTCGATACTATAGCCGGTTCCCCCTGAGATAGCCAGCGAACGCATTGTAACTGCTGCGCTAACCAGATCGGCCATTCCCTTAGTATCGACCGTGTACTGATCGTATGCCGTGCGGTAGTTAATGATTCTAACAGCCTCAGTCGCGGCACCGTATGTACTACCAGCACCACCAGGACGGTTAGACTCTAACTTAATGGAGCGGAGCGTGCTGTTCTTGAAGTTGTTGTACTCCGTCTTATCAAGGAAGTCAAGCTCCGTAGTTAATGTTGCTTCCGTCACACCGTATGCAATGAAGTTGGCAGCGCGTGACGGGTTAATGCGATTCTCTGCAACAGCAGCATGGTTGATATCCATAGTGTAACCGCTGAATGCCGGACTTAACGACGCGAACGTAGGAGTTAATCCAGCCGTATCAACGTAAATACTATGAGCATCTGCACCAAACAACTCTGCATCAATCCAGGTCGGAACACCGACTAACGTAGCAGCCGTATTCGCTTCTGCAAGACCAAGGACTGTAGCCGTACATTCAAGCACACCGTTGTTGATAGTGAATGACCACTCACTAATCACGCAACCGCTATAGAGGAATCCGACACCATTACGCTTAATAGCAATCGAAATACCCTTAGCAGTACCACCGGGATACGTTGCACCAGCAGCCGTAGGACGTGCAATGTAGAGATACGGCCCTGAACCGGATTTAACGACCGAGTGACGTGAAGCGTAAAGAAGGTACGGAAGATAGTTAGCGTCTACCTCGAAGTGAATAGGACCTTCGACGTGATACGGAGCAGGAACAACAGAACTCATCATTGCCTGTTCACGAATCTGCGGGCTGTAGTATTTAGCCTCGGTATAAACTAACGCCTCGTCTAGAATTGGCATCCAAACTCCAACACCAGAAGCCGTTGGATCAACAGCAGTACCGTATGTAGTTTCAATTCCAATCCATACAGCGTTATTGGAGCCAATGTCAACATTAGCCATTACATCTCACCCCCTGTATCCGGGGTTGCTGCTACAGTAGCCTCAGGAATTGCGGGAGTCTCTGCAACAGTATTTTCACTAGGAACTTCCTCGACTAACGGAATCAAGGACTTTACCTCTTCCGCACTTAACGAACTGGAACCACTAAGTGTAGCTCCTGGTATCTGCTTTAAAGCATCCTCCATTGAAATGCCCCGTAGTGCAACGAACTGCCTTTCCATATCTTCATCAATGTCTAACGAGCCACCGTTAGGAACAATGCCAAGATCATTGATAGCAAACTCTTTGCCTTCGGGGAAATGAGGATGCTCAAATTTAAGCGTATAGGACACTATTTGAACCTCCGTTGAGAAATACCCATCCAATTCAAGCGAGTACTAATTACTGCATCCCCCTTAGTAACTCTCGGAGGCAAAACACCAGGGACTTCGTTTTCAACGAATCCGTGGATTACGTGTCCACCTAAAGTCATATCACTTTCTAGGAACTCTACGACTTGTGTGGCTAAACGCAAATCTTCGTAGTTGCGTGTCTGACGATCTTCCTTCATATTAGCATGAAGGATATGTATTGCGGCGCGCATTCCGATAAGGAAAGTCGCTGTGCTGTGTAACGTCTTATCGAAGTTCGCAGCCATGATATGTATAGCTGGATATTTAGGATACATCTTCTCGTCATACTTAGCGATGTATCCGAAGTCAAACACGCTTTGCTCTTGAAACAAATTAGCGAGATACTCGACCAATTCTTCTGGACGAGTAATCGTTGTGGGTGTGACGGCTACAACTGGCATTAAATATTCTCAGGGAACTCTTCCTGTACTCCCTCTTCAAACCACTTATTCCAAATACCAGCAAAGACAGCTTCATCAACTTCTGTGAATCCAATGAATTCACGCATTGGAAGGTTCTTACCGCCGCCTCCCATATTAACGATACCAGCTTCTTCGGGAGTAATTCTCTCACCTGACGCTAACTTGTTTAGAATGTTACCCTGATGAATACCCATCTGCGTAGTACCCATCTGATGCAGCCACATATAATCAGGAAGTTTAGTCTCGTCGAACCAGAGAGTATCTTCCCAAATTATCCATGCAGGGCCGGTAGCTGCTCTTTTACCTTCACCAGTTCTAACGAGAATTTCGTCACCTGGAAATCCCTGCTTGATCTTAGCGATTTTGTAATCTTCGTCCAGTTCTGCCCATGCATCGCCATTAGGATCAGACTGTGTTTCAAAGTGTAGTTCTGTCGATTCTATGGCAGCTTCGCGTGATGCTATTAAAGCAGGCATCATATCTTCGTAGTAATTGGCGAGCGCCAGTAGTCGAGCAGAAGTGTCTTTCGGTGACGGCTCCCATGTTCCTGTAATTAATGTTTCGCCGTCGTCTAAGATTATGAACGTATCAGGCATTATCCAAACACAGCATCCATCGTGAAGAATGGCCCATCTGTGGTATTGTTGGGCCAGAAATCAGATGCCGACATAGCGGAGATATTCGTAGCAATCGGCTCATCGTTAACATCAAGCAGAACAACATTACCACTACGAACGTCCGCTAACATTTGGATAGCCTCGTTGTATAGCTGCTGTGCATACGGAGGAATAGTTAGACTATCCTCCGCATACACAGCCCTATACAAGTACGCCGCGATCAACCTAGAAGCAATTGATCTGATTTGATCCGGCGTAGTTTCTGGATCAACCCAACTAGCTAGTACAGTAGGGAGATAGCTGTTAGCAAGCTGACCACGAATCAGTCTCCATGCTTCTATTTGCAGACCTGCTGTATTTGCGTCATCGGCTTCTAACTTATCGTTAGTGAACCACGCATTTACATCTTGGTTGCTTGCTAACAGCGCAGCCATTATTAGGCATTCCCTCCACTAGAAGCGGCAGCACGCTCAGAAGCAACATCATCCTGAGTCGAACTACCACCAACACCAGCCATTTCTTCCTCTAACTGCTCACGCTGTAAACGTAGCGTGCGTAAACGGTGTTCATTCGGCGATAGTGAACTAACACTATCAGGATTTAAGCCCTTAGGCCACGGACGCGGCCTAACTGCTCCACCCTCTAACAACTCTTCCCAGGCAGCATCATCATAACCAAGTCCTTCCTGAGTTACCTCAGTACCAGGCTTGATAGTAATGAGTTTGTCTCCATCCCAATGGGAAATGTTAGACCAAGAGTAATACTTACCGTTTTCTGCCATGCTGTTCCTTCCCCTTGATTACGAGACAGCCACAACAGCGGTCTTGAAGAGATAACCAGCGGTCGAAGAAACGACCTTGATATCGTACTTCCAAGAGGAACGCACAACATCAGTCTTGCGGTTATCTTCGCGCCAACGATCGGCAGGCCGCGTGTCTCCACTCGGGTACTTCTGCGCGAACGTCTTAGCAAACGTCTTAGTCATCTGACCAGGCTGAGGATCAACTAATCCTAACCATGCATCAGTTCCCCAAAACGTCTGAATGTTCTCAACTGAATCAACGTTATCGGCAGCATTGTACTTGCTGTCAGTAACAATGATTGTAAGACTGGACGTAGCTTCATCGGGTAAACCAAGAAGCTGCTTCCAAGCCTGGTTATCAGTAACGGAAGTGTACTGGAACCGAGCAACTAAACGAGGATGGTTCTCGATAACACCAACTGCATCAAACGGGATGATGAAGGTGTTAGGCCAACGGCCCGTATCAAGCTTGATCCTCTGCATAGCCGTCTTAAGGTTAGCAACCGGGTTGCTGTACGCAGTACCAACATCACCAGGAGTAGCTAACGCATAATTCGACCACTGTGTACCAGTACCACCGGAAGTAAGAGTAACCGTATGGTTACCAGGATAGTTCGCAGTATTACGAAATACCGTACTCACCTTCTGCTCATGCTCTAACCGCAGCGAGCGAGTAATGTATGTAACAGCATCAGCCTCAGGATCAATCTGTAAAGCTCCACCGAACACCGGATCAGCTAAACCACCCTGAGAAATTAACTCCTGACGCTCTTCATCGTAAATCTCTGCTGCTAACGCATGTTCCTGCGTCTTGAACGTATCCTCACTGTACTTCCGGCCCCCGACCGTGTTAGCCTGTGTACCAGGCTCACGGCGCGAACGATGAATTAACCAGTCAGAACGATCGAATACACGATAACGTCCAGACTGTGTATTTACGGGAGTTTCAGGTGCAACCTGTAACCCGTAAACATTCTCAGGCTGGAACCCGACACTTAACTGAGTTAAGATCGGGTCTACGTATAGTGAACCAGGATCATACATTAGGCTTTACCACCTGCGAGTGCGAGGCTGATTCCAAGCTCGTCACCAGCAGCGCCGCCGCCATTCTCGTCACAATAACCGAGAACGAACTGCGTAGAAGTTGCGGTAACTGCTCGTCCGACATTATCAGTAGCAACAGCATCACCGATATTAACGGTTCCGCCTGCTTCTACAATAGCACGTCCGTCGGTGACAATGCTAGCACCCTTACCACGACTAATTTCTGCCGAGGAACAAGAGAATAACGAAACACCGTATGCATTCTCACCAGCTGTATTACACATCAAAACACTTTCACCATCAGTTGCGGTTGTATCAAGCTTACAAAACCGCTTCTTAGTAATCGCGCTAGATGCGTTTTTACCTTTGGCCTGGTCAATATTCATGCTTGCAGGCATTTTAAGTCATTCACCCCATCTCACTATCTGGAATATCAAATGTCGAAGGATAGACCGGATGCGTTACATCTGTACCCGGTCCAGTTGCTACATCATTCTGATCCGATATAGTTAAACGCCTATCTGGAACTGTACCATCTTCACCAGCAGGCGGTGTATCTCTGCGCCAGTTATTAGGAGGCCCAGAACTATCGTGCCCGATGCGAATATCAATAGCACCGTCTTGTCCTGCCTCCATAAACTCAGCAGGATTAGTCATTGTTACTTACGACCTCTCCATACCAGCAGAGTGGTATGCTTCTGCTAACACAGGATACTTATCAGCAGCCATTCTAAGTGCGGTCTGGTAATCAAGTTCATCAGCCTTCATAACCTCTGCAACCTTCTCTGCAAAGAGCTTACGAGTCTCACGAACTCCACCAGACGGAATTGCATCCTCGTCCTTCATAAGACTATCATCTTCACGACTAGAACCTCTAGTACCGTAATCAACGACACCGCTATTCGTGATAGAATCAATAACAGTCTTGACCGAATCAAGTGTAGCAGTACCTTCGCTGAACTCCTTAGCAAGTCCTTCAAGGTTCTGAATGACTAAGCCGCTAAAGCCAAGCGTTGTAGCCTCGTCGTCATCACCCTTTTTCTCGGTAAGACGAACGTTAGTGTACTGCTCAGAAAATGCCTTAGCAGAACGATCCTGCTCTGACTTCTCTAAACGAACCATGCGTGCAAACTCGTCGGGGAATGCCTCAGAGAATGCCTTACGCTCACTATGAGCTTTGAGAACTTCACGCATAGGAGTAACTTCGTCGTTAAGGTCGGTGACAGCCTTGACGATATCAACGTCATCAGCAAGACCTAACTTCGCACGTAATTCCTTCTCTAACTCCACGTCTTTTTCACCACCCTTATCATCATCGACCTTATCAACAACTGCCGGAGGGTCTACAACAATAATGTTGCCATTATCATCAACAGCATCGACCGGCGGATCAACTACATTATCGTCATCCACTACTAACTCCTCATCTAAGATTGCAAGCTGCTCGTCGTAAGACTTCGCGCCAAGCAACCTCTCTAATCTAGACTTACAAGATGCCTTAGCAGATGCAGGCATATTCTGAACCTGATCGAGTCTAGCTAGTGCATTACGAACATGCGCTAGATCAACTTTACCACTGGCATCCTTGTAAGGAAGATGCCGTAATGAACGAGGCGTGGTCTTACCGCTACTATCTTTTGTTCCGCCAGGTTCGATATAACAGAACGAACTATCAGGTAAATCGTTCTGCATCGCTGTAGACCACACAGCGAATTCTTTTGGAATACCAAGCTCAGAGAAGTTAAGTGGCACCATGCCTTTGACGTAAGGCTTATTAGTAAGCCCACCACCGTCATAGACCATTTCGTGTACTTCACCAGTCTGAGGATGCTTCCATTCATCGAAGTGAGTTGTTGACCAATAGTTCCACTCACCACTATCAATTTCGTGTCTCGCGGTATCACTAAACTGCACACGCGCCCACAGTCCGGGCTGCGTGAATACACCGCGAGGTTCATCTACAACTTTTAATTCCTTGATAGACCCTGCTGCTTTTGAACCTTTAGCAGCATCAAGACCGTGCTCGTAATCGGCGAAGATTTTAGTACCTCTAACGCCGTGATCGAAACTGTCCTTTAACTTAGTA